TCTGTCCGCATAATGCTTGGGGCAGTAAGATTAACGAGCTTGGCAACAAAACCAAAGCATGCGCGGACTATAAAAAAATCGCGGTTGTTTTGGCTGACGACCCTGAACGGAATGTTTTTGAGCTTCGCATACCCGGCGCGTCCTTGCAGGAGTTCAGCAAGATCATGTCCCGTTGCGCGAATAACAAAATCTTCATCCCGCACGTTGTTTTTCAGCTTTCGTTTGATCCAAACGTGGATTACGCGAAAATTCAGTTCCGTCCCACGGGCTATGCTGACGACTTCCAGAAGGGTGTTGTCAATCAGTGGCTCTCGGCCCCTGAAACGAAGGAAGCGGTCAACGGTAACGACACGGCAAGGCCAGCAACGGCTCAACTGCCACAAGCGAACCCTCACCCCGCGCATGCTCACCAGCCTCGGCCTGTCCAACAGGTTCAGCAACAGCCAGTGGTGCAACAACCCGACCCTATGGCGGCTCTGGGCATGCCTCAGGAAGCTCCAAAACGGGGGCGTGGACGCCCGAAAGTTACCGAAGCGGCCCCTGCTACCCAAACGGGACAGGGCAAGCCAGCGGAGGCTCCTACAGGGCAAATGACGTTTGACCTTCCGGGCGTACAAGCTCCGGCTCAGGCAACGCCAATCCAGCCCGCAAAAACCAGTGCAGATTTGGACGCTTTGCTGGCAGGGGTTCTTAACTAATGTTGACTGTAAGGCAACGATTGCAGCACCTAAAAAAGCAGTTCGGCCTGTCCACCTCGGATTTGTCCGTTCTCTTGGGCTGCAATCGCAGTACGGTTCTTTCGTGGGAGAGGGGCGCGATCCCCTCTCCTTCACGGGACATGCTGGTCCGCAAGAAACTCAGCATGATCCAGAGGGCGTGTGACCACGGGGCGTTTCCTGTCCCGCTAGAGGTTACTCAGTTCAAACGCAAGACCTACCTGTTGGAAGCCCTAAATGTCCACAATGCTCGAATTTCTCAACCACGTTCTACCACCGGAAGGCCAAGGGCATAGGTGCGCGGTAGCAATCAAAGATAAAAGGGTTAATCCGTTTTTCACCTCGACCAACGAAGAGTTGGCGCACATGTTGCGGAACATCGACGGGCGACAATGGAACTCTTATCTGGCTTGCGCCACATTCACCGATCTCTCGGTTAAAAAACCGCGTGGGCAGGACAACGTTCATTCTGTAAAATCCTTCTGGCTCGATCTGGATGTTGGAAAGGCGAAGCCATACGCGACGTACGAAGAGGCCAAAGACGCGCTTCTGTCTTTCTGCTTGGCCATTGGCGTTCCGGTCCCGACGATTGTTTGTTCTGGTTATGGCGTCCATGCGTGGTGGACATTGGAGCAGTCGATCCCCGGCAAAGAATGGACCGTGGCGGCTGATAAATTTAAACAACTAACTATTTCCCATAAGCTCAACGCGGACGCCTCGCGGACAGCGGACCGTTCGTCTATCTTACGTCCCCCGCAAACCCTGAACTGGAAAAACCCGGAAGAACCGAAGGAGGTGTACCTTGACGGAGACTTACAAAACTTTATTCCGAACGCTCTATTTATGGGCAAAATTAACCCGGCTGGGCTACCCCCAATACCATCGGACAGCTTTAATTCATCCCTCTTGGGAGGACTGGCACAAGCCGCCCCTAATGAGCCTTCCTATGGTGTTCTGGCGGTTCAACGGTGCGGACAACTCAAGAGCTTTAGAGATTTGGGCGGCAAGGTCGAAGAACCTGTCTGGTATGCTAATCTGGGTGTGTTGGCGCATTGCGTCGATGGAGAGCCTCTGGCTCAAGAATGGAGTTCAGGCCACCCTGCTTACAATGAGGTTGAAACTGAACGAAAGCTCGAACAGGCTCGAACCCGATCTGGACCAACCACCTGCGCTCGCTTCAAGGATTTAAACCCAGAAGGCTGTAAAGGCTGTCCGTTTAACGTGACCAGCCCCATTCAACTTGGCAAAAAACAAGACGTGGTTGTCCCTCCCCCCGTGGAAATGCCCGTGGACAGAAAACTCTGGTTGCCAGACGGGTTCGAGTGGGGGAACAACCTTGCGATTATGGCGCGGATCAAAGACCCGTTAGCGGAGCCAGACGAACATAAATACATTCTCGTTGAGGTCTGCCCGTTCCCCTTCCAGATCGACAACATTCGCATAAAAGAAACCAATGGCACAGCCGGAAGCCAGTCGGTTTTAATCTCCACGCGGACGCCCCACATGCCTTGGTCGTCGTTCACGGCGGACATTTCCGAATTGACGGGAAGCAACTGGCAAGCTGTCCTTGCAGACAAGGGAGTGCGGTGCGTATCCGGTGCAGAAAAACCGTTCAAAAGTTTAGTAAACAAAATGATCGACGCGAGGCTCAAAATGGAGAAACCAGACACCTGCTATAGCTCTTTCGGCTGGAGGAACGGACGGACGCAGTTCATCGCGGGCCGCAAAATGTATTACAAGTTTGGATCGAAAGAAGTCTCTGGGACAGAAGAGTTCGAAACGCGCGCGGGCAAGCTGGTCCCGTCCCCCGGAGCAGATTTCAACAAATGGCGGGGCCTTGCCAACAAGCTTTTTACCCCCGGCTGTGAGAGCCAAGCCTTTCCGTTCCTGTGTTCCTTCGCGGCGCCCTTGATGGACCTGATGTTTGCCAATGATGAAGGCGGCGGGATTGTGTCCCTCGTGTCCCACGGGTCCGGGCGCGGCAAATCAACCATGCTGGCGGCAGTGGAGAGCGTCTGGGGAACGGTCAACGGAAGCCTGAGAATTACCGAAGCCGAGAGTGTCGCGGCGAAATTCAAATCCATTGGCATCCTTAAAAATCTCCCTGTGGTTATCGACGAATGGGGTTCCGAAGATGCAGGTATCACGCGCTTGCTGGTCACGCAGTTCACAGGCGGGCGGGACAAAAACCGTCTTACCCAAGCGGGAAAAAGCACCAGCGAACCGCTAACGTGGAAAACCATCTTAATCGGGACAACCAACCGCCCTATGGTGGACCAGTTACGAAGCTCAAACGACCACGCTCAAGCCAACCGGATTTTCGAGGTCCCGCTGATTGTCCCCGATTATATCCTCAATACCCACTCGGCCACGCTCAACAAAGAGTTCGAGAAATGTTACGGGCTGGCGGGGCCTGTCTTTATCGCGCATCTGCTTAATAATTTTGACCTGAGCGACCTCGAAAAAAGGGCCACGGCGCTATTAGAAAGCTTCGCGCTGAAACTCAAACTGGACAATAATTACCGCTACAACCTTCGGACCATTGCGGCAGTAGCGGTAGCCGCACAAATCCTAACGACCCCGGACAAGACCACGGGGGAGCCTATGTTGGATTTCACTCCGTCCGCTATCATCCAGTGGGCGCTCGATGTCGTGGCCGAAAGCGCCAGAAACAAAGACGGGAAAACCACCTATGAAGAACAAGCTTGTGAATTTATCCGTAACCACACTCCTGATTTTGTCATTGTGGACGGGCCTTTTAATCCCAAAGTTCCTGTCCAGCTTTATAACCGACCCGCATACAAATCCGTGAAGGGCCGCTACGAAAAGAAAAACGGACGTATCTTTATCCCAAGCACCCTCATGCGTGAGTTTGCCCTTAAAGTTAAAATCCCATACCCGGAGTTCTGCGCTGCGCTTATGGGATCGGGGCTTCTGCTCCAGCGAAATCGGTCCACCCTTCTATCAGCGGGCGTCGTGGCTATGTCCCCGGTCAAAATGTCCTGCTGGGAAATCGACGCGACCCATAAGGCGCTTACTGACGTGAATGAAGCTTTCGAGGAGTTCCTGCCTATGAACGACAAAGGAAACAAGATTGCAAAACCTGAAGAGGGGGAGTAATGTAACGGGCAGTCCGGGTTTTCCCCGGTGAAACCACTCGCGGAGAACTCTCATGGCTTTAACTGGCGCACCTCTTAGCTTCTTCAATGGCGTTCTGCCAGCCGAAGGCGCTACAGACGCATATAATAACCTCGTCAACCTGATTAACACCAACATCAATATCGCTGGTGGTCCTCAATCTGTCCTCAATGCCACCTGCACCACGGCTTTGTCGGCTACGTCGAACACGACCTTGGCTTCGATCACTGGCCTCTCGGCCATTCCTCTCGCGGCTGGCGCGACGTATCAGGTTAAGGGTATGCTGACAGGTACGGCGGCTGCGGCTGGCGGTATCAAAGCTGCCTTCGTTGCTTCCGGTGGTCTGACCTTGACCTCCATGAACCTGACCGGGTTCAACTATAACGGCACAACCTTGAACGCAGTAACCAACGTCACCGCTCTTGCGGCTGACTTCTCAAACTCGGCTGCCGCCTACACCTACCTGTCCTTTGAAGGCTCATTCGTGGTCAACGCTGGCGGTACGCTCTTGGTTCAAGCGGCTCAGAATACCTCCAACGCCACCCCGACAACCGTGGCTGTTGGTTCCTACTTTATGTTAACCCGTGTAGCTTAAGGACAAACAAAATGACCTCCCCCCTGTTGGAAAAAGTTAAGAAGCGCCTCGAAATCAACACCGAAAACAAGGCGTTAGCGGAACAGGCGAAAGCCACTCTGCAAGCCCAGATGAACCATGTGGACGCTGTTATTGCCGCCTACCAAGGAGCGATTGAACAGCTTACCAAGGTGGTCGAAGAGGACGCTGTCGAGCCGGAAGTAGAAAAACCCGGTGAACCGGAAGCTCAGTAATGGGTTTCCTCACCAACCTCATTGGTTTCGCTGGAGGGTTGCCTTGGGCCAAGATCGGCTTATTCGCAGCCCTCACAGCGGCCATTGTGTCCGGCATCTACGGCATTAAAGCCTATGGTGGACAGGCAGAAATAATCAAACAGCAAAAGGCCGACGCGCAAGTCCAGCACGACCAATACGAGCGCACTATTTCCGACCTTCAAGAAAAGAACAAACGAGACTTGGCCTCTGTTCAGAAGGAGAAAGACAATGCGCTTAAGATCGCGGTTAACGCGCAAACTCAGCTTGACCGAATTAAGGCTTCTCCGGCATCTAGCGACGGGCCTATTCGCCCTGTCCTTGCTGACACTCTTGCTTGGATGCGCGGGACAAACTCCGGTTCTGGAAACCAAAACGGAAAAGCTGCTCCCGCCCATTGAGCTTTTTTCCCCTGTCCCAATCCCTGATGTTCCCGATTGTAAAACGGACAGTTGTGTGGCATCATTCATTGTCCAGCAAGATCAGGCATTGAAAGCCTGTGTACTTAAACTCGACGTTATCAGGAGCAACCTATGGCCGTAATTCCCGCACTCCCTGCCAACCTCTCCGACAACGATGCGATCCAATGGCTGATTAACCAGCTAAACACTCAGGCGGGCGGCGCGAATAGCTCTTCTGGCCTCCCCATTGCCCAAGGTGGGACAGGCGCGGTTACGGCTGCTGCGGCTCTTACGGCCCTTGGCGCTGTCGGCGCTGGCGGCGCGGCTTCTTTCACCACTCTGGCGGCTTCCAGCACCGTTTCTGGTACGGGTTTCACGAACTATATGGCCTCGCCCCCGTCCATCGGCGGCACAGCACCCCCGGCAGCTATTACGGCCAACGTTTTGACGGCTTCGAACGCGGTTGGTCAAGGCACAGTGGCGGTCAATTCTCAGGTTGCTTCCGGCTTCGGCGGTTTCATTAAAATTCAATCGGGCGGCACCAACCAAGCCTATATAGGTTCGGACGCGGGTATCAACGGCGGAACAAACTACGCCCAGCTTACCCTCCAGACCGTTTCGGGGAACATCAACCTACAGCCCACGGGCGGTAACGTAATTGTGTCCACGGGTGTAACTGTCGGGTCCACGACCCTTCTGACAACTTCTGTGGCTCTGACCAACGGCGCGGCGGCTAACGCGGGGACCCTGACAAACGCTCCTGCGGTGGGCAACCCTACCAAATGGATACCGATTAACGACAACGGCACAACCCGCTATATTCCGGCTTGGTGAGGCTTTTGCTCGATTGTTAAAGGTTCTTTGGCCTTTCGAATTTCCGCGAGCAGTTTTTCGAGGACAACGTTATTCCGCTTTTTGAACTGGTTTTCGTCCGCTTTAAGGGCGGCATTTAGCGTAGCCACGGCTGCGTCCTTGCGCGCGGAAACAAGGCGAGCGTAATTGGGATCGTCCAAATGTATTTCGATCTCCATAGTCTCTTTGAGGACACGGAAAGCGGGCGCAATCAGACTTTCAAGGGTGGTGACTTCTACTGGTAAACCAGCCCGGACGCGTACCCCATCTTGGTCAGTTCCGGCAACTGTTTGAGCAAGCGTTTTCCAATATCCGTCCGATACATTGGACTGTTCGGAACCTTGAGCTTCTTCAATGTCCGGTAAGCCTTCCCCCGCGCCGAAGAAATCGTCTGTCCCGTCCCGGTTGCCACCAGAACGTAGTCCCCTGCCGTCACCATGCAGGGTAAATCCGCTATCTTCCCATCCCTCTCCTGTGGGGCTATGCCCTTCATCATTTCGCATGGGTGCAAGTCCTCATTTTCTTCAAATCCGTACACGGGGACCCCTAGCACATCCTTGCGGGTGATCTGGCTATAGGGGTAGTCAGGAATGGATAATACCACACCCACGGCCACTTCGTTAAGCTTGAAATTCTTGGCGTCTTTGCCCATTGCGAGGTCGTAGAGCCACTCTGCGTGGTCCCCGGTGTGCAAGGGCTGCTGGATGTTAAAAAGCGGCCAGCCGGGGCGCATGGTAAATTCAAGGGGCCACGGTGTTCCGTCCTCATCAATGATGCAGTTCACGTCCACATAGCCGACATAGTTCGCTGCGTGAAGCTGGTCCTCGACGGGTTTTAATACCCGCTCTGCCAACAGGCTCTTTTTCACATAACGGACAACGGTCCCCTGCTCGCCCGTGGCGCAGCCAAGATCATCGTTCATTAGCTTTTTAAATTCCCAATTTTCACACCAGCCTTGGTTAAACCCCTGCGGTCCAAACCACCCGCCGACAGCCATTTCTATCCCGCCGACAAACCTCTGGAGGATAAAGTCCCCCTTGAGTTTGTTGTTTTTCTTCCACCGCTTGAGCATGTAAACCAAGTCCTCGGGGCTTTTGGCGACGTAGGACAGCGCCTTGTCAGCATCACCGCTGGGTTTCGAAACAAAACGTTCCATTTCTTTTTCGACGTAGGAGATGGCAGTGTCGTAGTCATGGAAGCCCCTTCCTTCTATGGTTTTTACCTTGGCTTTTTTGAAGATTTTTGTACCTAAATCACGGTCAAGCTCCCACGCGGCAGTCTCCATAGACGGCGCGATCACAGGCCAGCCCTGCTTCCGCCAAGCGTCCGCAAGGTGGATAAGTTTGGTGTTGTCCGTGAATAAAATTAAATCTGCCCAGCGATACCAATCATGGGGGTTATCCACGCGCTCAACGACGCCCTTGCCCACATGAGAATAAAAATCCCGGGGGCCTATATCCTTGGGAGGCACATACCATTTTACTTGGTGTCCGTCCGCAATGCAGCGCATGGTCCAATCGAGCGCCGAGGCGTTGCTGTCGATAACTAAAATCCTCATTGCTGTTTGTCCGTTCCGCTGAGGACGCCACCGATGGCGGCGCCGGGGATGTTGGTAGGAGCTTTCGGGTTCGCGCGGCCTTTCAGGGCTTTAAGAGCCAGTTCAGCGTTAGTGTCGGCGGGCGCCACGGCCTGACCGAGGTGGTAGAACATCTGTTTGGGGTTCGAATAGGCCATGCCCAGAGTGAGCGCCTTGACGAGGCTCTGCATGCGGGATTTGGCTTTCTCGACGCCCGGGCCAACCTGAGGCATGGACGGAATATTGTAATGGTCCATCTCGCGGGCCACGGCTTGCAGGTCGTCAAGCTGTTGAGTGTATTTCTCCTTCGGGAACCCCGAGAGTTCATAAATCTTTTCCAGCATGGGGCGCTCGCCCACAACTTTTTTAATGTCCGTACCCGCTTCGTCCAGAATGGCGGCGGCTTTCGCCCGCATCGCCATAGAAAACTGCTGCTTGTCGAGGGTGCGCTTCAAAAATAGCAGGTCCTCGGGAGTTTTGATCTGGTCCACGCCCGCGTTGATTTTCTCAAGGACAGCCGTGGGGATTTCCCGGCCCTGCCGCATCTTCGCGCCGAGCGCGTTAAGCGTTTCCTCGTCAAAGCCGAACTTCGCCGCCTTCGCGTCGTCGCGGTAAATATCCGCGTTGGATTGGGTTTTCTGGAGCGCCTTCTGGTGGACATTGGCAAAAGACTTTTCTTTTTTACCCACATCGGAGAGAGCGCCATTGAGGACATCTTTTACCTCCCCGGTCACGCCCCTGTCGGCGGTATGGTAAAGCCCGTCGTTCGCTGCGCGCCGCGCGCGGACAATATCTCCTGCGGTAGCTGCGCGCGCGGGTTTTGGAGCCTCGCCTTTGACTGTCCGCTGTGTAACCGTGTACGGGCTTTGCGTAGTTGTCCGGGTCTTATCATTGACGTTGGTGTTTGTCTCCACGGGGGTCTGGCTGGTTTCCGAGAACTTTTTTCCGCCCATTTGGGTCGTTGGCTCGACCTCTTTGACGGTGGTCTGTCCTGCGTCCTGCGGGAACTGCCGCTCCCTCTGAGTGGTCTTTGTGATCCCGCCGACTTCCTTGGTTTTCTCGATGATTTGTTGTTCCGGCTGCGTGGGCGAGCCAAGCTCCCCAAGAACGCGGTCAATGAGGGCCTGAGCCTTTTTAACGTCGGGCGTGTCCTCTCCCGAGGCGATCCGCGCGGCGACGGCTTTGCGAAGGTCCTGTAACTGCTCAACGTGGGGTTTAACATCCACGGGGATTTTATTCCCCATGTTTTCGGACTGTGACCACAGGGCGCTCTCTTCGCCTTTACGCGATTGGAAATTTTTGATCGCGTTCGAAGCCACTTCCCCGGGTTTGTTAATATCCGCCGTCTTGGGGGACCTGTCCCAAATGAGGTTAGCAAGCTTCTGTACGTTTTCTTTCGTGGCGCGTCCAACCTCGACAGCAATGTCCGAAGGCTCTTTTGCTTTGGAAAAATCCATACCAAACCGCTGCGCGGCCCCGGCGAAAGTCTTGGCTTCTTCGGCAATTTTCTTTTTCCCACCAACCATCATGGATGGGAGGATCGAAGCCGAGGACGGGGAAATCAGGGGCTTCCCATCGTTGACCATCGCGGAGCCTTCGGAGGCCCGTTTGCCATAAGTGTTTTCCAATACGCCCATCGGCACATCGGCAACAGCCTGAGCGCCTTTGAAAAGGCCATACCCGGCAAGTTTTGCCCGGTGAAGCGCGGACAGGTCTGGGCTTACAGCTTTGGCCCCGGCGTGGCCCGCCTTTTTGAGGTCCTCCCAGCCTTGCTTTGCCCCCTGCCATCCGCCCACAGCGGCGTCCTTGACGATATTGGCGGTTCCCTTGATAGGATGCTCCCCGATCTCTCCAGCGGTCTGCATGAGGGCAAATCCGGGCGCGGCGAGGACGCCAGCGGCCTTCTTACCAATTCCGGGGCCTTTATCGGCGGGCGGTGTCGGCGCAGCCTTTGGCTTGTTTTTATCGCGCAGAGCTTGCAGGTCGGACAGCGTCGGTCCGCTCATAGCCTTCTCAGGCGGCGGAGGCGCGTCGATTTTAATGCCCGGGTCCGGCTGACTTTGCTGGTCCCGGAGCCGTTGGAGGTCGGCCAGAGTGGGCATTTTACTTCCCTCCCAGCTTCTTGTATTCCTGTAGCTCTTCGGGTGTCAACGGGCGGTTCATATCATCCTGCTCTGGCATAACACCAACAGCCGAGAACTCGCCACCGTGGGCTTTTTCGAGAGCAGCTTGAAACTTCTGTCCGTTTTCAGGTTTGAACGCCACTGTGCCATCGGGCGCAGTCATAAACAGCGGATACTGTTTCTGGGCCTTCTCGAAAGCTGTCCGCGACTGAGGGCTGAAAAGTCCGTTCTTCTGGACTTCGGACGAGTAAAAATCTTCATAGAGCATCTGCCGCTGCATCTGGGCAAGGTTCGCCGCAATGACGGATTTAAACGCGCCGGGTTGCAGGTCGATGGACGGCTTGGTCTGCTCGATAAAATTCTTGAGTTTGTCCGTGACCACGCGGCCGGAACCACTGGAGGCAATTTTGTTGGTAATAACGTCCGCAATAGCTTTCTGGTCGATCTGGCCCGCCGCCGCCATTTTAGCTAGGTTCTGGTCCCCCGTGATCGTCGCAAGCCAGTTCGCACCAGCAACAGACCATGTGCCGCCAGCGCCGGGGCTAAAATCAGGACTGGAGGCCATCGTTTGCAGATGTCCAAGGGCGTCCATCGTCTGCTCTTCGGAGGGCCGCATCTGATCGTATTGGGACACTGTTTTAGCGTCCTGCGCGGCCATAGCGTTTTGGCCTTTGACCACGGCTGTCGGGGCTATGCCAGAATTATTGAGATCACTCGCACGAACCTGCGGCATACCCGCCGTAGGAAGCTGCGCGGCGCCGGGACCCATTTGTCCACCTTGACCACCGACTTGACCGGGGGAACCCGGCATGCCTTGCGGGAAATTACCGAACCGATTGGCGTAGGTGCTTCCGGCATTGAACGCTCCTGTCTGGGCCATAGCGCGACGGCTGTCCGCGTTCTCTTGCTGAACCGGAAGTTTGGCGTATTCCATTTGCATCTTCATGGCCTGAAGCTGCGCGCGCGCCTGAGGGGTCAGGATCAACGGGTTAATAGTCGTGAGCATTTTCCGAAGCGCGGCGCCGTCGATGTTCGGGTAATTTTGCTTAATCGCCTGAATAACGGACGGTAGGTCATACCCGGGTGTTGCCCCCGGTACTTGCGGCATCGAACTACCTTGCGGAGCTTGCTGCTGGTCCATAGGTTGAATGTTGGGACCCGCTCCCTGAGGCATAGGAGGCGGCGTGGAGGGCATTGCCGTGGAGGGCATTGCCGTGGAGGGCATGCGCGACACACCAGATGAAGGCATAGCCATCTGAGGAGGCATCTGCGGGGGTTGCTGGGGCGGAGGACCACCTTGGGGCGCACCCTGAGGACCTGTTGGCTGTTGGGGCATGCTCGGTTGCCCGGGCATTGGAGGCTGTTGCCCGCCAGAGGGCATAGGCATCGTGCCACCCTGTCCCAAACCCATCAGGATCGAAGGGAGAGCATCGTCGGCTTTCTTCTGGGCATTAAAATCATACTGCTGTTCTTGGATAGCGTTTTGAAGCTGCTGATTGGTCAACTGCCCTTGCTTGTTGGCATTATCGCCCTGCCGCCAGAACCCCATAGGATTGCCAGCGTTCGCGCCGTAGCCAAAACCTTCAAGACCAAGATCAGTTCCAGCCATCTTACCCTCTATTTGCTAACGCCCATGCCCATAAAGCTCGCGCTCTTAAGGTCCATAGGATTAGTGAAAATGTTTCCAATGTCGCCCCACATTGCCGCGTTCTGCGCGTTTTCGACAGACGTGTACGCGTTCTGGTTGTTCCAGTACTGGTTGTTGAACTGCCCTTGCTGGTTGGACTGGTTCGCACCAAGGCCAAGGTACGACATAATGTCCGAAAGCGCGGTCTGGCTTTGTTGGTTTGTACCCGATCCATAAGTGCCGAGGCCCTGACCGAGGTTGGATACGCCCGAATTGTAAGTGGACAAAGGCTGCGCCCCGCCTTGGGCAACCGAAGCAGCCCCGGAAGTTCCAAGCTGTCCCGCGCTATTGTAGGCGCTCGACGCGCCCTGTGCGCCCGCGATCTGGCGTTGAAGCTGGTTAGCTTGCCATGCGGTGTTAAACTCTTGGCTGGATTGGTTCGCAAGATCGGCGCCATACCCGGAATTTGTGATCCCGCGCTGCGCTTGGTTAGCGTTCGTTTGGTCCTGATTAAGCTGGTATTGCTGATTATAAAGAGCCTGTTGCGGGTCAAGGCCAGATTGATAAATCTGGTTCCCAGCGTTGGTCATATTCGCGGAACTGCCCACGGCGGCGTTGCCCACGTTCGTATAAGCCGTACCCGCGTTGTTCGCGGAGGTCTGGGCGCCTGTCTGGTAGGGGTTTGAGGTAAGCTGCGACAGATAAGACTGCCAGCCGGGGGTAGCGGCTTGTCCTTGGGACAGGTTATTGCTGACCGCCGAATTGAACGAATTGTTCTGGGTGTCAAGGTTGTTATTGCCCGGTTGCCAAGTGTTGTACTGCGTCGGCGCCGCGTAGCTGGACGATGTGGCGTTGCCAATAAGATCAGTTACAGCCGACATGAGAAGGTTTCCTCGTCCAAATCCATTTTCATTAAGGACAAGAGTTTAGCCACGGGCGACCCTGCCTTCACCACAATATAAAGCTTTTTTGCGCCAAGGTCACGCGCCATTTTCTTTGCCTCTTCAAAAAGGCGGCGGATCGCAATTCCCCGGTAAGGACCGGGCTTTACAAAGATGGCGTCGGAGGCTGCGAGCTTGGTGGAGGCAAACTTTGTGGTGGTTTGGACGTAGGTAAAAAAGTACCCAACCAGTTTTTTATTTTCGTCCCGAGCCGTGAGAATGTGGAGGATACCCATAGCTTCAGTTTGAAGAAGCCTAAGCCAATCAATGTCCAGAGGGAGTTCAGTATCTTCATTTTCGCTCCAGTTTTCGTAAAAAAGCTCCGGCAGTTCGGGCATGATGTCCGCGAACTTTTCCTTTTGGTAGGTTAAAGCCATCGCAAAAACGGAAAAAGGGCCTCAGGCCAATCCGCCCCCTCGCAAATGAAGCATAATTTCATTGGTCAACTCCTGTTTTGAGCATGGCTTCGAGCTTGGGCGCACGATTACCAACTTGGCTGTCCCATAGCGAGTGGTGAAGCTCGTCTGCGGCTCCTGCAAAGTCCCCCGCCTTAGCCAAAGCCAAAGTGTGCTGGAACGTAAGTAATTTCGTAATTCCCATATTAAATACCAGATCAAAAAAGACACGCTGGCGAACATCGTCCAAGCCAAATACCCAAGGAATATTTTTAGCAATGTCATTCGTCACCCGCAAAATGTCGTTTTTAAACAGGTAATCAATTTCGTCGTCTGAAAGCCCCACATCACGCAGGTTGCGGCCAATGCCGATAGTAGGAACGCCACGCGGGTCTGGATAAACCTTTCCCTTTCGGCCTTCCTCAACAGAAATCTGCGCTTTGAGTTTGTCAAAATCCACGCTCATTTCAAAACCGCTGATACATGGGACATGTGTTCAACCGCCCACCCAAGGAACATCATAAGGCTTCCGAATCCGGCGAGCGCGAGCTTCTCCGCGCCTTTCCTTGTAGCAAGGTCGATCACGATGCTTTTCAGGTCCTTAACAACCTCTTCGAGAGAACTCGCAAGGTGGTTTTGGTTAGCCTCCAAGGTAGCAACCCTCCCGGTCATTTCTGTGCAACAATCGGATCGTCGTTCGGGACCGTTATACTCCAACATCACACACTCCTCAAGTTTTGATAATAAACATCCACGGCATGTACTTAGGCGCGGTTTCGGAGCCACCAGTGGCCTGAATGTTTGCGTTGCCTGTCTGGATACCGCCTGTATCAACGGCTGATGGGTTAGTCCCCGACCCGCCCGACGAAGCGTTAAGGCCGTTCATAAGAGCTTCCCAATAGTTACCTGTGTTTCCAGCGCGAACTTGCTGGTGGTACATATTGTGCAAATGGCCCGCGTCCGTATGGGTGTGCGAAGCGAACTGATCCCCATGATAGGACAGAAGCGAAGGGGCGTTGGGATCAAGTCCACGACCATGATCCCAACCGCGAGGGAACACACCGCGCATATCAGGGAGATTTGATCCATATAAAGCAATGATCGCCGTGGACATCCCTGAGGTAGATTGCCCTGCTGCCTCAACCCAATTCGCGGGAGGGGTGGACGTGGGCCACCACACACCTACGCCAGATGGAACAAACCCACCCTGAAAGCTTGGATCGCTCGTGGGGCCATTGCTGGCAAGGACCTGACCAGCGGCGCCGGGGGCGGCAACGTTGATATTGGAAGTTCCTTCACCAATCATAACACTGTTGGCCGGAATTGAAGTAAGCCCTACCCCGCCTTGATTTACGGACAAGGGAGAGGTTAACCCCACAATCTGGTTGATGTTGGTGTTAACCCCGGAGTTCGCCGCATTGGAATTAACCGCTGCAACGACAGCGTTGAAATTCGCCATAACCTGAGTGGCGTCGGCTGTGGTTCCGTTAGTGAGATTATTCGGAAGCGATGGGACAATAGTAGCCATTTTTTACCCTGCGTTTTGGTTGAACTGCCAGCAAGCGATAGACCCATCTTTTGAAGGAATAATCGCATAGAGCAAGCCGTTACTGGTGAACGTGCAAGGGGTCCCTTCAATGCCGCCATCGGGGGAGAAAGTAATCCCGTCCCCCTTGATGCGCCCCGGTATCCTGATTTGGGCAAGCTCAGTTCCGCCTAAGGACCAAACTACAATGGTCCCGGTGTTCTGCATGCAGCCCACAATTTCATTCACACCGTCGTAATTCACATCCGCGAGGAAAGGCGAGGACCGAAACTGATCGAGGCCCGAAGCGTCAGAATAGCGATGGGACCAAAGAGCATTAAACGCATCATCATAAAGCGAAGCGATACATGCGTTGCCTACCGAGAAAATCCAGTATTTATTAGACCCGTCATTGCGCGGGACAAGGAGAGGCTGCGAAGAATTGTCCCCAAGTTGATCTTGAGAAACAGCTACCTTCGCGCCTGTGTCCCCGCGAAGCATAAAGCAACGGCCCGCCTGTGCGCTTCCGCTCCTACGCTGGTTAATAACCACGTTGAGGAAATTCGCGTTGTTCTGAACATTCGCGGCCGAGATGTAGCTGTCCAGACCGATGTTCGCGGTCCCCTGTGTTTTCCACACCAAAGCTCCAGAGGTATTGACGCAGTGCGTGTACCCGTCGATGGAGTTGACCAAGATCGAAGTTGTGACCGTGTCCGTAACCGGGGCCACGAGCGGGAACGGCTCGATGTTCTCACCTGTCCAATAACGCCATACCGTCGCGCCCGTAACCGCGTTGCGCTTGACCAACGTACAGTCAAAACTTGCCGAATAAAGATAAGTTGTTCCGCCTTCGACGCTCAGGGTTCCGGCATGCTGATAATACAGGTCCGATTGATAGCGCGGAAGAATTTGAACTTTTGATGTGTTATCGGGGTTAACCGCCCATGTGCCGCTGATGGTCAGGGTTCCGCCGCCCGTGACCCCTGTGATCTCTCGCTGCTGCCCCGAACCTGTCCCGGACACAATCATCGCCAGCGCGCCAAAACCAAGCCCTTCGACACGGGTCCATGCCGTCGTCGCCCAAGATGGGTTCGGGGTAATCGACACGCTGGAGTTCGTAGCGGAAGTAACCGAAAGCCCGGTAGTCAAGGTTCCGCCGACAGTTGGAAACCCTGTATTGACCGTCGTCCCAATGATGTGCGTGGCCGCAGTCGTCCCGTTGTAACCGCGCTGGACAGTCAAGGCAGTCGTTCCTCCGCCCGCTGTCACAAGCAACACTTCAATGCCAATCATAATCTGGTTGCCATTGGCGATGTTAGCACCAGAAGTTACCGAGATCGCGGTCTGTCCCACCGTCGTAATCGCAGCCGATAGGGTTGTAACTGTTCCAAGGGAAACCGAGGCATGGCCGTCATTTCCGCCTTCGTTAACATAGACATTTTCTTTTGCCCATGCGCTCGTGCCGTCGCTGTGCAGTGCAATAATTTGCCCCGTAAACCCTGCGCCAGTCATACCGCCGTGTGTGGCGGCATAGATCATGGTCATTCCGGCGTAACCGCCTGTGTCAATGTTGGAAGCTTGGCATCGTCCATAGCAAGGGCCAGACGTTGCAACAGGGAAACCCGTTAAAAGAGCGCCAGTTACCGCGTTCACCGCGTAAATGTACCAGTCCCACCCTTGAAAAATAATCGCGGGGCCGCTGTAGGCCGTCGAAACAAAATTAGGATAGTACAGAGGTGTGGTGTAGAACTCAGACACGTCGTCGTGCGCGGTGATCGACCATATTTTAGTCATAGAGATCGGGATGCCAAACGCGCTACGCGTCATTTGCCCCGTCGAGCTAATATAAACGTTCGACGGTTTTTGGGACAGGACGGGATAAGCGTTAATCAGCCCATAGATTGTGTTAATATCGTTCGCCGCAGCCTGAAACTGCGAGCGCATTTGCGCCGAGGACGCTGTGGAGCCTGTCGCTGGGAGGGTGATGTTAATTGAACTCGAAGGCATCTAACTCTCCTATGCGGGCCAGACCAAACCAGTTGTGTCCCAAATCGACGTGTCCCAAACGAAGCTGCTGACGGCAGGAACTCCGGGGACAATTCCTGTATTCCCAACCAAATTCCACGGAATAATGTACTGCGAGGGCTGGTTCAGCATCCTGAAGTTACTGATCTTGAAACCCAAAGAGGACAGCGCCGTGGCTTGGAAAACCAGTTTAGTGAAAACAAGCGGATTTGTCCACGGAATAAGCTGGGGTGTGATGCCAAACTGATACCCAAACCACACCGCCGCACCCCAAATAAACGCGCCCCACGTCGTCACAGTGGTCGTAGGAGGGTTGATAACCGCTGTGGCGAGAGTTCCCGCCGCTTGGTCGGCCGCTGTGCAAGACACAGGCGGAGAGCCAGAACTAAACGCCATGTTGATCGTGGCAATGTTAACAGTGTTCACTTCCATACTGTCCTCTTCCCCGATGGGGGTCGTGGCATAAATCCACACCATCGGGTTAGAAAGCTCAGTGAAAGAAGAGCCTGTGATCTGCGTCACCTGCGAACTGTACATCGCTGCTGGGTTGATATGCGAAAACAGAATGAAGCCCGCTTTGTAAGGCAGAGCTATGTCTTGCTGGAAGGTGTGCGGGCCTGTCCAAATCTCGCGGCCAATATCATACCAGTATTCTTCCCACGGGGAGGTGGGCTTACTCCCGTTCTGAACGCAAATGCGATAAACGTCAGAGTTATAAGACCCGTTCATGCGCGTCGGGTTAACTGCGTTCAGGAAGGGTAGCCGCGCATCGGCGTCCGGCTCGGAAACTGTGCCGTCCGCTTGAACAATACGGACACCATCAGGCGCGACAAAGAATACACCTGCTGGAGTAGCCGCCACTGATCCGGGGGAAACCGTACCCGCCGCCGTATTGAGGGAGTTAATCGCTAAATCGGACAGGGAGGCATCGCCCGTGACCTGAAAGATAGTATTGGACTTGAAAGCCAATAGACCCTGCAAAATACCCTGCGTGGTCGTGGTCAAAGTGAAAAGGGACAGCGCGGTCACAGTGCTGGTGTCGCCCGCCGTTAGAGACTGGCTCGCGTTCGTCCGGTTAAGTGTAAGGGTGTCCGTAAACTGGAGCGTGTTGCTCACGGCAAAATACAGACGGTTGTAAAATAACTGAACCGCCGTAGGCACAGCCGTCAGTCCGTTCGCGGTGGTGTTTCCCGAGTGCCAGACAGGAGCGAGCGGGTTCGAAACATTGAACCAGCCAAAGTAACCATTGCCCGCGCCATTGAACCCCGGATGAGTGACAACCACGTTCGGTCCCATAACCGTCATTGTGGGCGGCGACCACTCGCCTGTCGGACTCGGGGAAGCTGGGACGTTGGCGTTTGTGATGCCTGTCACCGTGACAAAAGCCCCGGTGCTTAGGTTATAACAGAAAGGCTCATCAAACCCCACATTGCGGGACGACGAAACCATGCCATAGACAAAATTGTTGATCGTAAGAGCTACGGACACAAACCCCGGGTTCGAAAAGAACCCCGAGGCTATAAAATCCTGAATAACCGTAGCGGCGGGCCGACATTGAAACGCGTTGGGCGTGGACGGGTCTGGAATAAGGTTCTGGAGAAGGTTCATGCCCCCGGGGACACTATTCATGCCATCCCAGCTATCGACATAGCCACGGGGTTTAAACTTCATGGGCTGTGCGTTCCTGTAACCCATAGCCCCCTCCTATAACGGCATAGATTTCGTGGCCCTCATGCCCCCGCTCGCGCGGAAGTACCTAGGATCGAGTTTAACCTGCCGCACATAATTCTCACGATCATCGTCGCCCATCGTCATAAACTTGCTGAGGATGCCTTCGGCGCGTTTCAGATAGCTGTCGGTGCGGGTGTCGTCGGAGATCATCATAATCTCAGCGGCGAGGCGCGTAATGAGGTAAAGCTGGCTCGGGAACCAAGGGGAGGTAGAATTGGTTTCGGGGTTCGCAATCACGGGCTGTTGGGGCAGATAACGGACAGTGATCCCAGCCGCGAGCGGAGGGATCGGATAAGCCAAAATCGTATGGGGTGTTTGCGATACATCCACGCAGATAAATTCCGGGTAGGAACTGCCAGACACGCCTTGAAACAGGCTGTCGTATTGTTCAATAGGTAGCTGGGTCAAGATGCGCGGAGCGCCGTTCACCATGTAAAAGGCGTCCAGCGTCCGTTCATGGTCAGAAGGTAGAGAATACCCAAGCGTCGGCTGCGCTTGGGTAAGGTCTATAAAAGTTGTTTTTCGAGAGAATTGGAAATCGTTGGTCTGCCACAATTCTTCGAGCATTGCATTGAGCAACTGCCCAGCGAGAACTGCATAGCCGGGGACCTTAGCGATCTGGCAGGACAGAGCAACGATTTGAGCCGATGTATAAGCCATTTCTCACTTTGCTTCTTCCTCTAGGACTTTGAGGTCGGACTGCGCCGCAGCCACCCGGCCTTCAAGGAACCTAATGTTGCGGAGCATTGCTTCACGGTTGTTTGCCTCTGCCGTGGGGAGCTTGCGGTCCTTATATTTTTCGGCCACCGTCGCGTCGAGTTGTCCTACGTCGGCTTTCATAGCGTTGATTTGCGCGGTGTCAGCGGCGATGTCGGCTTTCTTCTTCTCGGCCTTGTGCTTGGCCGCGAGGCTGTCCATAACGACGGTCAGCTTTTTGAACTGTTTCTTCATGTCCTCGACTTCTGCGTCGAGTGCAAGATTGCCAGTGATCTCAAGCTGTTGCCCATCGCCAAGGATGGTGGTCAATTTGTAAACGTAACCGACTAGGCTTTCGGGGGAAGTTTTCTCAGACATTAGATAGCTCCTTGGGCTTGGTTGGGGGAAATCGTACGATTTAAAGGCGTACGACCATATTCCGCATTGAGGTTAGCGCCGCCGATTTCTCGTTCGTGCTGCCATGTGCGGGACATGATTTCCTTTATAGTCTGAGCTTGCCCCTGAGTAAACTTATAACTTAGCCCGTGGTAATACAGGCGCCCGTCCAAGCTGATGAACGGCGAGTGAGGCGCCAGATTAATCTGGACGTTCTCAACGCTGTCGCCAGAGGCGTCCTTGCCGTCCTTGCGAAGAGCAGCCACGCGCAATTTGCGCTTGGTTTCGTCCTTAAAAGCTTCGGCCGCAAGCTCTTTTTGTTCAGCTTCGTATTCGGCCTTGGCTTTAAGTTCGAGTTCTTTAAGCTCTTCTGGCGTAAACAGGTCGGATGCAACTCCAACAGGACGAGCTTCGGGCTTTGGTGTACTAGGGGGTCGTGCCATTTTAATCTCCTATTAGCTGTGGGTCCACGCGCCTGTGGCGATGGAATTAGCTGAGATTAACACAGGCCACCCCTTGTTGTCGATTGCGACGTAATCCCCCGGCAGGACGCGCAGGATACCCCGGTTCGGAATGTACAACAGCCCTTGGGACGAAAAAGCCCCCGGGAAAATCGGATTGGTATTGGTCAAGTCGTCTTTGATGCCGTTCGTGAGCGTTGCCACGTCGGCAGGAAGCAGCCCGCCGCCCGCAAACGGCAGAGCCGTCAACGAGTTCGTTGCGTTGGTTCCTAGGGTCTTTGTAGCCATTTGGCTCTCCTGTTTGTTAGGGCCTCGGTAAAGGGGCCGGAGTTACCCGGCCCCCTCATTCATTAACCGAAGCTAGGCGCAAAGTTGGACGAGCTTTCAATACGCATGAAGAAGTTTTGGTTCTGGATCAGCGTACCGTACATCACTTTCCAACCCACGATGCGAAGCTGGTTCAGAGGATCGCTCTTATCAGCCGTTTTCAGGTAGGTGAACTTCGGATCGTCAAGGACAACCTGACCGAAAGCGTTCTTACCGAACACAAAGGTCGGGAACACCGTGACACCCGTGGCCGGAGCCGCAGGAGGCGTACGAGCCATACCGATGTTGGTGATCGTGACCGTCGAACCCGAAGGGATGCCGACAGCCTGACCCGCGAGCGAACCCGAGGTCGGACCAGAAGGCGACGTACCCAAGTTTGTCGGGCTGGAAGTCAGACCAACATAAACGTTGAAGGTAAAGCCAGCCAGCGTTGGAACAGTGACGTTGATCGAGCCGTTCGGACCAGTGACAGCCACCGAGCCAGAAGCCTGATAGATGCGCTGTTCGTAGCCGTTCTGAGCAACCGAACCAGTGACTTGAACATAGTAGTTGTTCGTAGCCAAAGAACCAGTCGTCGCAGCCGTACCCGTGACAGCGGCCACACCCACGAAGAATGGGACCATGTTCGAGCGACAGAAGCGGATACCGGACCATTCACCGATTTCGTTGTTGTACAAGCGGTTGATGTCGCTGTACGACCAAGCGGTAACGATGGTTTGGTTTTCACGAAGGTCGTTCTCGGGCAGAGGGTGGATCAACGCGACGTAATGCGAGTGACCCTTCGGCGCCGCCGAGGACTTATTGGGCTTGTCGGCCGCAATCTTCGCGCTTTCTTCCATCTGTCCCATAAACTGAGGGGCGCCGATGGTATAGAGCGAAGCCGCAGCGCGGTTCAGTTCGTGCGGGTTCAGAACGTCGCCAGCGACCAGTGAGGCGCGCGCGCCACGGGAGTTGACGTAGTTGATCTGAGTACCGGCCAGAAGGTTGTTGAACGTGTTGCGTTCCAGCGTTTCAGCCATCTGCATCGAGATAAGCTCAATGGCTTTCTGGAAGAGCGGATGCTTGATGGTCATGTCCGCAACGTCCGTAATGGTGATCGTGTCACCCCACTGTTGCGCGGTAGCCGTAACCTGAGTGAGGTTGAGTGCTTCACCAGTAGGCGGAACGCCTTCGGAGAGCGGTGCGAACGGCAAGTTCACGCGGTCATAGCGCGAAGCCGTATAGGTCAGACCTCGGCCCTTAGGCAAACGAAGCTGATCGCCAAATTGATACGCAACCAACTGACGCTGGGTCAGCGGGAGGGTTTTATCAGCAATGTAACTCTCTACGTCCGAATTGAACGTACCTTGGTAATTTACGGCGACAGCCATGTTAGTCTCCCTTGGTTGCGGTCCCTACGAACCGCCGCAGGGGACCTATAAAATTACGTTTTCAAGCCGTTCTTCTGCCGACTTGCCTTTACGTCCACTCGGGGCGTCACTACGGACCGAAGTTGTCCTACCCTGCGTGTTCGTCACCCGGGTACGAGCCGCTTCTTTCGTCGCGTCCAGACCCTTGTTCGCCTTGCGCTCTGCTTCGCGCATCGCTTTCCCACGGACATAGTCAAAAATATCCTCGCGGGGAGCGTTCAAACCCTTTTTACGCATATCAGCCAAAGCTTCTTCCACCTTGGGCAGATACTTCTGACGAATGGCAAGTTCTTTTGGAGACAGATTGCTTAGAAACTGAGCTTTGTCCGCGCTGTCGATAGAGGCTAACTGGACACTGCGAATTTGAGATTGAAGCATATTGATTTGCTTCTGGCTCTCATACTGCACCCGTTGAACGGGGTCCATCTGGGCAAGAAGTTCAGCTTCGGCATTGGGGTCAACTTGAGGCGGGGCTTGAAGGCGGCGTTGCACCTCCTCCATCTGCTGCCTCAGAGCGGCCACATCGCGTTCGGCCTTTTCTGCTCGCTCACGTTCCGCCTTGCGTTCGTTGGCTAGTTTGGAAATTCGGGCTGATGCGCGGCCACGCTGATCTTCTTCGGGCTGCTCTTCGCCTTCTTCCCCCTCGCCTTCTTCAAGCTCGGCGGCGTCCTCTAGGTCAGCATCTTCAAGATCATCCTCTTGAGGGACTTCGGCTTCTCCGCCCCCCTTATCGTCTTTGTCCAGATCGAGTTCGGGTGTCGGTAGTTCCTTGTCGTCGTCCATGATGCCACTCCTCTAACGGCTAACGGCCTGTTGGTCGGACCCCGTAACGTGGGGCGATGCGTAAGTGTTAATATATCCTATTTGGGACAGGATGCAAGAGAGAATTTTATCGGCGCGGCGGCGCGAGCGGCATCTGGTCCTGATGAACAGCGCCGGGGGGCTGTTGTGGACGAGGCATACCGGGCTGTGCGCCCATGCGCGGGGTTCCTGCGACACCGGGTCCTGCGCCACCGGGGACACCGGGCGCTCCGCCTCCACCGGGAGGGGCGGGAGGGGTTGATTTCTTTTTCATCTGCATTAAATGCTCCATAATATGCTGATGAACAAAGCCCTGCTGGTCGATGGCGATCATTTTCTGGTGAACCTGAACATGCTCCGCGTCATTATCTCCGGGGTGGACTGGAACGGGGAACCCGCTCGCCATAAGTTCGTTCTCAACCATTGGGTCAAGGGTCTGTTGGTGTTTCTGGTCAATCAGGACCTTCGGCGCCAAGCGCGGCCCAAAAGCCACACCTGCCATGTGTTCGAGAATTGGCGAGATGTCGATTTTCATGCCCGGGGGCAGTTGGTCAGGCGGGATGCCTCGGATCACGTTCATGGCCGCGATCATCTGCTGGACCTGCTGTGTGGACTTGTTGGCTTCTGTCCCATTCCACTTGAACACATAATGCGCGCTGTCCTCAATGAGCGGAACCTGCTGGAGGTCTGCCTGAAGGCCCATCTGTCCGAATTTCTGAATGGTCATGGCTTTGGTACGGAACTGGTAATCCATATCGTAGAACCAGTGTAAAACCTCGTTCAGGACCCCTTCTTCAAGGATCGAAACCACATTCGAAGTGCTTTCCAGCGCGACCTGCTGTTCCTGCGCGGCCTGAGCCTGTGAAGGTTTCTTGCCCCCGCCGCCCGAGGCATGGGGCATCATCGCCGGGTTCACCCCGAGCGACTGCATGATCTGATCCTTGCACACCCCAACAATCGTCAGAGCGTCTTTGTACAAGGGCGGGAACTGCGCGAAGGTCGTGGACTTGGGGTTGGTTTCCCAAATCGCCGCTTGCGCGAGGATCATCGAACCAATCTTGGGATTGTCGGCCGGATCGGTCATAACAATAGGCAACAGCGCATACTGTGCGCTGTCCATGCCGATGTTTACCGCGTCGTTGGCCTGATACTGGAGCTTCTCCACCGCTTCCGATGGGGACTTACCCCAGATGCTCCCCGGAACTTTAAGGACAGGCTTCGAGACCACAGGTATTTTATCGTTCCAGAAGGGGAGGCGCTTGCACGACAAAACCCTGTCCTGCCCCGCAAAGAATATGTCCATAAGGCGGTATTCGCCTTTGATTTTAACCTTTGTCCATACGCGGTAAATCAGACAACGCTTTGTGCCTTTGCTGTCGGATCGAACGCCAGCTTGGTTCGCCGCTTTCTTCTCAACGTCCGGCTGTTGGGTGTTGCCCGAGTTGGTCTGATCGAAGTTTTCAAGCAGGGCCTCGCCCTCGTCTTTATCAAAAACCCCGTCTTTAATGCGCTTTTTGATCCCGGCCTTGGTCAGCCACATGGCAATAGCGACGATCTCCGCGTCCTCAACCTCATCCACATTGGTCGGCAAGATGCACAAGTTACGCGCGTCCAAAACCACAACGTCGGGTTTTTCTTCGGTCACTTCCTCGTATTCACGATCATCAAATTTATCGGCGTCCGGGTCGTCCACGCCCTCTTCGGACACAACCTCGGCTTTTTTAATTTTCCTGACGGTGTGGCGCTTTTTGGTTGTCCAATCAAGAAACAGACTGTACTGGCCGGAGCAATCGCCCTCGCGCATCAGTGCAGGAACCACAACGGATTTAAGCTTGGTCTTGCCCACATAATGATCGAGGATCGCCGTAATGTCCCAAGGGAAATCGCCCTGCCCTACAACATCTGCGTAGCGCCCGTTCTGCGGGAAAATCTGATTGGTGAACCGAGTGCAACGCGCTTCGATTGCGTCCCGCACCAGTGGCACATAAATCTCGGACGTACCGGAATACATCTGGTTTTCATTAAGGACACAGTTGTACATGTCCCACGCGCGATCAACCACGCTGTTTTGCTCGGACTTATCCTCGAAGCCTTTGACCACGGCATCGTACACCTCAACAAGCTGCTCTTTAACTTTTTTAAGCCCACTGTAGTCTTTCTTCCGGTCCTCAAGGTCGAGGTTCTTTTCTTCCTCGGCAATAGCGTCCTCGTCCTCTTCGGCGGACGGCGCGGAGACTTGCTCGCTATCCGGGCGCGGATCGAGCTTTGTTTTTTTATCTTCGTCCTCTGTGTCAGCCATCACGAACCCCGCGTTGTCAAGAACCTACGCCCATCCGATGTTGTACCATACCTTCGTCCATCTTCGCTATCAGTGTTTTGCTGGGCAATGTCGAACCACATAACGAAACCTTCGAGAGCTTCCATGACCAGAGAATATAGATTTTGCTCAGGCGTTTCGGATAAAAGACCAGCATCAGTAAGCTTTCGTGCGTAACCTCGGGAGAAACCATTTAGCGTCCAGCGCGCGCCATCGGAGACAA